CGTTGGCAATAATAGAAGCCCAAGTGTCATCATCATCCATACCAAGCTCAGCAAGGCGCTTCGCAAGGAATCTGTTACGGTATACATGTGCGCCACTTAGAGTATCCTGCCTAAATACATTTGCTCGATACGGCTCAATGGATGGCGAAGTGTTACCCATAATAAGACTGGAAGAAGCATTGGGAGCAATAGCCATGTGATGACTAAAGCGCCGCTCAATGCCAAACTCAGCCGCATCCGGGCAAGCACCTCTCTTAATAACGAGGTTATTGTCTGCACGTTCACATTCCTTCTTAATATACTTAAAAATATCACGGTTTGTTAACTTAGCCATAACACCATCAATAGCCATGTTATTCTTCTGCAAGTAGGCATGGAAACCTAGAGTACCAAGTCCAACAGACCTTTCACGGGAAGCAGAGTAAACAGCACGGCGAATATGGTGAGGAGCGTTGTCGAGGAAATAATTAAGAACGTTATCAAGCATCTCCATAACGTCCGGAATAAACTCGTCAACACCACGCCAGTCATCATAATACTCCAAGTTCAGGCTGGACAAACAACACACGGCTGTCCGGTCAGCACTGGTAGGCAAGAAGATTTCAGTACAGAGGTTACTGCCATTAATCTTCAAACCCTTGTCACTCAACCACTCAGGCATCGCTCGGTTAGCTGTGTCAATGAAGATGAGGTACGGCTCGCCTGTTTGCATCCGTAAGTCCAGAATCTTTTGCCACAACGCCTTCGCACTAACTACCTCTACCACCTCACCATTCGCAGGGTTAATCAACTCCCAATCATCGCTGGCATCCCCATCCTTCATACAGCGTTCAATAACAGCCATGAAAGCATCGCTGATATTAATACCGTGATTAAGGTTGAGAGTGCGGAGGTTTTGGTCACCAGTTGGCTTACGCATCTCAAGGAACTGAATAATGTCAGGGTGACTAATATCCAAGAAAGCAGCATAACTGCCACGGCGAGTACGTCCCTGTCGATATGCAAGTGAGGAAGCATCATACATCTTCAAGTGAGGCATAACACCAGTAGACTTATCGTCACTGTTGCGGATGCCAAGGTGAACACCAACACCACCGCCAAGCATACTTAGCCAGTTAGTCTCCGATAGATTATCAACCAAGCCTTCTGCACTATCTTCCATATAGTTGAGAAAACAGCTAATAGGAAGTCCACGCTTACTACGACCAAAAGAAAGAATGGGAGTGCTATAACTAAGCCAATGCTTACTACTATACTCATAAAGTCGCTGAGCGTGTGCAGGGTTGCTAGCAAAAGCTTCTGATACAAAGGCAAATCTTTCTTGTGGGCTGGTCTCATCATCCTTCATGTAACTTTCTTTGAGACGCTGTAACCCCAAGGAGTCAAACAGTGCATCTCGTGTTAGGTCAATCTTAATTGTCATCCAATAATTCCTCTAGGTAATCGGCTCTATCTTCAATTTCGTCCATGAACTTGGCAACAATATCAGCACTACGAATCTCCAGTAGTTCCAATATTGTTACCTCATCCAGACGTGCTAGTTTATCACAAATGTCAGGCAGCGTCAGCATATTTTTTCTGTAAATAGTTCATCGACAAGAACATCTCATCAAACGCACCATCCTCCACTTCGTTTAACACCACTAATCCTCGCCAGTGACGGTTGCTAAGTTGATCCATGTAGTCTTCATCGTGGAGGTAGAAGCTCCCTGCGATGATTCCACAGATAGGTTTCCCATCAGCACGTTTCCCGTAGGCAACTTGCTTTCCCTGCTGATGACCAGCGATGCAAGACATATGTAACTTGTTAACAATAACAGTTGCCGAACTTGCTGGTCTGCCCATCGCACCCACAGGAAAGTAGTGACAAAACCCAACACCACCAATAAATACAGGCTTAAGGAACCCATGTACTTCCCAATCTTTCTGATACCCTAAGTCATCAACACTAATAGTACCATCCAGAATAGGGTTATTAGCAATGGCACGATCAATACGGTTCTCATGATTGCCTAATGTTAACACCATCCGTGGCTTGTACAACTTTTGCTTGTTAGCCTTCTGACTCGTTTGTAAGTCACGAAGCGGCTTAAGTAACTTTAACATACCAATCTTAGCCGCCGCAATGTCATCCTTGTACCGCTTGCCCTCAAAGTATTTACTACCTACCTTATCATGGGTTGATAGAGAGGGCATGTCAGCGAAGTCACCGATGTTAACCACCACGTCAGGGCGGTAGTCTACGATGGCTTTGCCTGCCCATTCAAGATGTTCAGTCGGGATGCCGGGTTTTACCTGACAGTCTGGGATAACAAGTATCTTCATTCAACCTCCCAATAAGACTCTAGCATTAGGTCAACCTTCTCATACACGCCAACATAACCACACGAGTCCAAGAAGGAAGCAAACTGTCGCATGATGTCATCCCACCTAGCATCTGCTTCACACACGTATAAGTGTTCAGAGCTGGTCGCTACACTTGGTGTTGAACTACTCTTCTTAAAGTGGTAATACTGCTTATCCATGTTAACCTCCATATAAACTGGGGAACTGTTCAGTCAAGATGGCTTTGCATTTGTCAGCCACTTCCCTGTGTTCCTTCTGTGTTGCTTCATCACAGCGGATGTCTACATAATGCATCCAACTCCGCAGTGTCCCATTCATATACATCCGACTCATCGTCAAACCCTCGGGCAGAACCTTACGTGCTACCTCTTTGGCAATGCCATTGTTAAGTGCAGCACCATAGACCCCACGAGCCTGAGCAGCTAACGAACGCTGCATCTCATCCCACCAACGCTGTAGCTCACGGTCTTGTGTTGGTAAGCTATTCTGTCGGTTCTTATCATCCTGCAAACGAGCCTCACCCATCTCAAAGTCCAAAGCCTCAGCATACCGCTGGCTAAACTCTTGGAAGCTGAAGGAACGGTGTCGGATAATCTGTCGGGCAATGTCACGTGTACATTCAATCTCCATGCAAACATTGACCATCTCGAATGGACTCCAATGCTTGTGGCGCATCAGGTAACGAAGGAGCTTTGGTGCTGTCTCCTTGTTATCCTGATTACCGGGGTTTGAAACACGAGCCATGTACGCTACCTTTTCCTCTGCATCGGGGGTAACCCACACTAACTTCACGTTCATTTTTCGTCCTTTAAAATAATAGTTTCCATCTGATTAACTACTTCTGTAAGTCTCGCGCTTAAATATTCAGGTATACGCCCATTAGAACTAAAACACCAACTATCTAAAGCCGAGAGAAGTTTCACTATATCTAAGGCAAGCTCTTTTGTCATTTGTTCTTCATCCTTTCTTTGCGCTCTGTGTTTGTCTTGTCCTTGTGGCATGGTTTACACAACACCTGCAAGTTCTCGGCTTCACAGTAGAGCCTGTTCATATAAGTCCACCAGTCCTCAAAGCCTACTTCAGGATTAACAACAGGGTCGATGTGATCTACCTGCACGTCTCTCGCAATGAAGAAACCTCCGCAACTGGCACATAAGTAATGCTCAGCCAACCTACCTGAGCGTTTGTTAACCTTCTTCCCAACCTTGGCGGCATCCAGAGCTTTCCACTTAGGCGGGAAACGCTTCATGTATGCACGTAACGCTGAGATTATAAACGCTCTAAACCTAGCTTCTGTCCACTCTCCATCGTTATACTTTCTGTTGCTCATACTGGTATAACAACTGAGCGAACCCCTCTACGAAACGTTCGTCATGATCGCGCTCACCCATTGTAAACAGGATTGCATGTACAACTTCGTGTAGTAGAGTAACATCTCGCTCTTGCCCTTGCAACTTTTTGTTAATAATAATCTTGCAATTATCTGGGTTCGATGCACCAAGATCGGGCATGTCACTGTCAATGATTTCCCACGTCATCCCTGCAAGTTTAAACTCATTCTTTTTCAAGCGGTGGCTCCCATAGTTGATTTGGTTGTCGTCTCAGCCATAACAGCCTTGCGTTCTCTAACACCCTGTCTGCCCCCATCGCCTCCACACAACACGCATACAGCTCTTGCTCTGTCTTGGCATCGGC